TTTTTATTGTCGCAGGATCTAGTATTATTTCTGGTGCTGCCCTGCGTGTGTTGGAGCAATTGCAGAATAAAGGCAACGTAAGCATCCTCTATATCCACCCAGACGTAGATACACTATCGGATACCAGAAGATTACAAACCAATGTCGTCTTTGGTGTGCTCCAGCAATATGTCAGATCTGGCGTTTTCAAGCAGTTCTACGCCATTGATAACCAAAGGGTGGATAAAATCTTAGGCGGAGCGCCGATTATGGGCTATTACGATAGTTTAAATGAAGTCATCGTTGCGACAATTCATATGATAAACATCTTCAACCACACAGAGCCAGTTGTGGGAACCCTATCCAATCCAAAAAACATCTGCCGCATTTCAACTTTCGGCATCCTAAATCCAGAAACAGGTGAGGAAAGCCCATTTTTTTCTCTTGACAATGCAAAGGAAAAGCGATATTATTATGCCATTCCTGAAACGGAACTAAAAACTGATAAAACTTTGATGAGCAAGATAATGAGCCAAGTAAAAGATACACCGCAAGGAAAGGACGTAAAAGTATCCTATGGTGTATTTTCCACGGAATACTCAGACAAATACGCTTATTTCATTGAAAGTACATCAGAGATACAAAATGAAAAAAGTTCTTGACTTTGAATAATAGTTGTTCTATAATGTGTATATAATTTTTAAAAAGGAGAAAAAATGGGTATTAATCTTGATAAAATGAAACAGAAACTTAGTGCTGCTCAAGGTAAGGGTGGAAAGAAATCTGACTTCTGGCGACCACAGGACGGGGAAAACGTTATCCGCATCCTGCCATCACCAGATGAGGATCCCTTCAAGGAGCATCACTTTCACTACAACCTAGGAAACAATTCTGGTTTCCTTTGTCCGAAGCGCAACTTTGGGGACGACTGTCCTGTGTGCAACTTCGCTACGAAACTCTTTAACGAAGGGTCTAACGAAAGCGTAACACAGGCAAAAAGTCTCTTTGCTCGCCAGCGCTTCTTCTCTCCTGTCCTCGTTCGCGGACAAGAAGCCGAAGGTGTTAAGGTGTGGGGATACGGCAAAACCGTATACGAAACACTTCTCAGTCTGGTACTCAACCCAGACTACGGTGACATTACTGACCCAAGCGAAGGAACAGACCTTGTTCTTGCCTACGGGAAGGCTCCCGGCATGATGTATCCTCAAACGAAGGTGCAGCCACGACGTAAATCCTCCCCATTATGTGAAGATGGCGATGAAGCATGTCAGGAGATTGTGACCACTGTCCCAGACTTGGACACACTTTTCGAGCGGAAGTCTACTCAGGATGTGCAAAGCATTCTTGATGAGTTCCTCAATTCTGAGGTAGATGCAGAATCGGTCTCGGTCGAGACTTCAAAGTATGGGGGGAAAGCAGAGCCCTCCAACGATGTAGAGGCTGCCCTCAAAGAACTGGCAGGATAACCTAGGGGGGGCGCAAGCCCCCCTATTTTTTTATAAGGAGAAACTATGGCTAAGGCAGGCAAGTTGTCTATGGCTGACATGCGTAAGTTGATTAATAAACGCGCAGGGATGACCGTGGCACACAACCTCAATGAAGAGAATCCAACTGAGGTTAATGATTGGATTCCAACAGGGTCTAGGTGGCTAGATTCTATTATTTGCAAAGGGAAACTGGCTGGCATTCCAGTCGGTAAAGTAACAGAGATCGCAGGTCTGGAAGCAACTGGTAAGTCTTATATGGCTGCTCAGGTCGCCGCTAATGCTCAGAAGATGGGTATTGATGTAATCTATTTTGACTCAGAGTCTGCGATTGATCCAACTTTCTTGGAGAGGGCAGGGTGTGATGTTGAAACTATTCTTTATGTTCAAGCTCAGTCTGTTGAGTTTGTCTTGGAAACTATCGAAGATCTTTTGGCTAACAATGAAAATCGTATGCTTTTCATCTGGGATTCTCTTGCTCTTACACCTGCTATTTCCGACGTGGAAGGAGACTTTAATCCACAGTCTTCCATGGCAGTAAAGGCGAGGATCTTGGCTAAGGGTATGTCCAAGTTGACTGTACCGATTGCTAACAGCCAATCAACCTTCTTGGTGCTCAATCAATTGAAGAGCAACATCACCAGAAGCCCAAGCGAGGCGATGACTACTCCTTACGTCACCCCCGGCGGCAAGGCTATGATCTACGCATATTCTTTGCGTGTCTGGCTTACAGGTAGAAAGGCTAAAGCGTCATTCATTACTGACGACAGCGGTTTCCGTATTGGGTCCGAGGTCAAGGTCAAGTTGGAGAAGAGCAGGTTCGGAACGCAAGGTCGACAATGTAACTTTAAAATCTTATGGGGTACCGACGACATCGGCGTCCAAGACGATCAAAGTTTATTCGAGGCTATCAAGGGCTCAAACTATATGACTAGTGCTGGCGCTTGGTATTCCTTGGAAATGAGCGACGGCAAAGTGGAGAAGTTCCAGCCTTCCAAGTGGGAGCAAAAGATGAAGGATCCTGTATTCAAACAGCGTGTCTACGATGTTATGGACGAGGAAGTCATCCAGAAGTTCGACAAGCGTCTAGGCAAAGCCGAAGACTTTTATGAAGAAAAAGATGAATAAATGAATATAGTCTCCGTCTAATAAGAGAACGGAGGTTTTAATCATGCAAAGAATCATCACCCTATCTTTATTCTTATCAGTCTTCTCGGGCTGCGCTTTTGCCCACTCTACCCATAAACCCCACTACGAGTACGAAGAGTATCACATCGTATACCCCTCGTACTATGTTGTCTATGAATACTATGACCACTACTGGCATACCCATAGCAACGATTACCACAGTCACTTCTACAAGTACAAGGGGCACACCCACCACAAGAAAAAGTACAAGAAGTATAAGAAGAAGTACAAGAAGAAGTATTTCAAAAAGAAGTACAAGAAAAAGCACAAGAAGCACAAGAAGTATAAGAAATACAAAAAGAAAAAATACTCCCACCATCACTAAAATCTCTTGACTTTCCTACCCTACTCTGTTAAAATAATTTAAATCGTTGGAGGCAAAAAAGGCAAAACCAACATAGTTATGTTCTAAAAGATTAAGGAGGGCTTTGCTATGAATGATCTTGCTAGCCTTAGAGAAAAGTTAGAAGAGAAGAAAGATTTAATCGAAGAAGCTTTCTACTACATAACCGCTCTCGAAGAACACAACTACGTTAACTCCGACGATGAAGACAAGTTAAACGAGGAACTTGAAAAAATCCTCAAAGACTTAGGCATCGAGTTGGAGTATGAAGAATAGAAGAGTATTATTAATTGACGCACTAAACCTCTTTATGAGGAATTACATTGTAGACCCTAGCCTGTCCACTAACGGACAACCAATCGGAGGCACCAAGGGTTTCATCAAATCACTACAGGCTGTATGTAGAACAATCAATCCAGACCTAATCTTTGTTGCTTGGGACGGTGGCTCTCAAAGACGAAAGAGTATGGATAAGAACTACAAGGCAGGTAGAAAGCCAGTCCGACTAAACCGAGACATACACAATATGACTGCTGGCGAGCAGGAGGATAATAAGAACTGGCAACAGGAAAGGATCATCGAGTATCTAAACGAGATGCCTATCTTGCAGTCTTATGTTGAGAATGTGGAGGCTGACGACATTATCGCGTTAGTCTCCCAGTCTCAAGCCTTGTCTGAACATCACAAGATTATCCTAAGTTCAGACAAAGACTTCATCCAGTTGTGCGACGACACAACTATTCTATACAGACCAATCCAAAAGGAAATCCTCAACAAGAAAAGGATCTTGGAGCAGTTTGAGATCCACCCAACAAACTTCGCACTTGCGAGAGCAATCGCAGGAGACAAGAGCGACAACCTTCCCGGTGTTGGTGGAGCGGGTTTGCCGACTGTATCTAAGCGATTTCCTTTCCTTTCCGAGGAAAAATCATACACAATACAAGAACTAGTTGACTATGCCGAAGGTGTTGATAGCAAACTCAAAGTGTATAAGAATATCGTCGAGAAGAGAGAAATAATAGAAAAGAACTACAAGATGATGCAGTTGTATGCGCCTTGCATCTCAGCACAAAGCGCACAATACATCAGGAGAATGATAGGCAATCCAGAACTTGCCTTTAATAAAACTGGTGTTCGGGCTATGATGATTGAGGATGGCTTCGGCGCTTATGACTGGAACGATCTGTTTGCGCTTTTCAATAGAATAACTGTCGAGAACAAGGAGGGTAAGTAGTTGGAAGAGCAAGAGGGGTTCTGGGAAAATTTATCAACGCTGACCAAACTAGCGTCAGTGTTCTTTATCTTAGGGAAGGTCGTGGGTTTCATGACCTTTTTTACGTTCTTCGTTAACTTAATACTTGCAAAATGGATGCTAGTAGTGTATGCTACCTTTATTGCAATCAGCGTCTTGCTTTCTGGATACCAAATGTTTAGAGGGGGAAAGCAAGATAGGAAGCCCACGAAAGAGCAAGTAGAAGAATGGGCAAGAGAATATAGATTACTGGAAGGAAAATGACAGAAAAAGCAGATTTCTCAAAGTTTGGTAAGACATTTCAAGATAAGTTGACTTACCTGATTTTGACTGAACGAGTCTTCGCAGATCAACTAGGCGAAGTTTTAGATGTGAACTTCTTGGAGTACAAGTATCTCCAATCAATAGTTCGCAGCATTTATGAATACAAAGAGAAGTATGAGGTCTACCCTTCCCTTAAGATTATGGCGACTCTTGTTAGAAATAATATTGATGATGACGTTGTAAAAGAGCAAGCCAAGGAATACTTACTTAGTGTATTGCAGGACTCTTCCATCGTTGAGGACTGTGACTATGTTAAGGAAACATCACTGGACTTCTGCAAGAAGCAGAAACTAAAAGAAGCAATGATGAGGTCAGTTAAGCTTCTCAATCGCTCTTCCTTTGATGAGATAAGCACAGTCATCAACGAAGCATTGAAGCTTGGAACTGACGTTAACTTCGGCTATGACTATAAGTTAGACTTTGAAGAGAGATTCAAGATTAAACAAAGAGATCCAATCACAACAGGTTGGAAAGAAATCGATGCGATTTGCAAAGGTGGGTTAGGAAATGGAGAGTTGGGTGTTGTTATTGCTCCAACTGGGGCTGGTAAATCTATGGCTCTGGTACATCTCGGAGCGCAAGCAGTAAAACTAGGCAAGACGGTTATTCACTATACTCTTGAGATGGCTGAGACATCCATTGCTGGTCGTTATGACAGTTGCATTACTGGATTAAAATTGAAAGAAATGTTCCAGTTCAAAGAGCAGATTCACGAAAGAGTTAAAGACATCGAAGGCAATGTAATCATCAAGGAGTATCCAACCAAATCAGCGACCACTACTACGATTAAGAATCATCTAGAGCGAATAAAATCCAGAGGAATCAAAGTCGATATGATCATCGTTGACTACGCAGATTTGCTACGTCCAGTAATTAATCGCAGGTCAAATGAGAAAAGACATGATTTGGAATCTATTTACGAAGAACTCCGTGGTTTATCTCAGGTCTTTGAGTGTCCAATCTGGACAGCCTCGCAAACTAATCGAAGTGGATTGAATGCTGAAATCGTTACAATGGAAGCCATCTCGGAAGCATTTAACAAATGTTTTGTGGCTGACTTCATCTGCACCATTTCCAGAACAGTCGAAGATAAGAAGGTCAACAAGGGTAGAATCTTTGTTGCGAAGAATAGAAACGGTATTGACGGGGTTGTTTTTCCAATTAGGATGGACACTTCCAACGTCAACATTAAAGTGCTGTCCATGGGGACGATGGAGGCTGGGGCTGCTCCAACTGTGAAAAGCCAATCTGAATCGTTAAGAATGAAACATAACAAACTTATGAAATAAATAAAAGGGGACAAGCGAATGACAGACAAGAATAAAGTAGCAAGAGATATCTTATCTGATATCACCGTGCATATGAAATACGCAAGATACCTCCCTGAGAAAGAACGCAGGGAGACTTGGACAGAGATCGTGGATAGAAATAAAGCCATGCACGTAAAGAAATACCCAGAGTTAGAAGAAGAAATTAGCAATGCCTATCAGATGGTATACAACAAGAAGGTATTGCCTTCTATGCGCTCAATGCAGTTTGGAGGTAAACCCATTGAGGTAGCGCCCAATCGTATCTATAACTGCGCCTTCGCACCGATTGATGACTGGCGAGTGTTTGGTGAGATTATGTTCCTACTTCTCGGTGGAACTGGTGTCGGATACAGTGTCCAGAAGCACCACGTAGAGAAACTACCAGTCATTCAGAAGCCGACATCAAAGAGAACACGACGCTTCTTGGTCAATGATTCTATTGAGGGCTGGGCTGATTCTGTTAAAACTTTGGTTCGTTCTTACTTCCAAGGCGGATCTAAACTACGCTTTGACTACTCAGACATTAGACCCAAGGGTGCTAGGCTTGTTACATCTGGTGGTAAAGCACCGGGACCACAACCGCTTAAAGAGTGCTTGGTTAAACTCCAAGGCATGTTTGAAGCCAAAGAGAATGGAGATAAACTCACAACTATCGAAGCCCACGATATGATCTGCCACATCGCAGATGCTGTGTTGGCTGGTGGTATTCGTCGTGCTGCTTTGATCTCCTTGTTCTCTGCTGACGACCTAGAAATGATTGCCGCAAAGACAGGCAACTGGTGGGAGGCAGCCCCGCAAAGAGGTAGAGCAAACAACTCCGTTGTGCTCCTTCGCCACAGAATTACCAAAGAATACTTCCAAGATTTATGGGAGAGGGTAAAAGAATCAGGTAGTGGAGAGCCCGGTTTTTATTTTTCAAACGATAAAGACTGGGGAACTAATCCTTGCTGCGAGATTGCCCTACGACCTTACCAGTTCTGTAATCTAACAGAGGTGAATGTAAGCGACGTAGAGAGCCAAGGCGAGTTGAATAGCAGAGTAAAAGCCGCAGCGTTCATTGGGACGCTCCAAGCAGGCTACTCTGATTTCCACTACCTGCGCGACATCTGGCGCAGAACCACAGAGAAAGAAGCACTTATCGGCGTTAGTATGACTGGTATTGCTTCCGGCAAGGTTCTAGACCTGAACACGACAGAGGCAACTAAAGTAGTAATGATTGAGAATGAAAGGGTTGCTAAACTCATTGGGGTTAACAAAGCAGCCAGAACCACAACAGTCAAGCCAGCAGGCACAACCTCTCTGACTTTGGGGACATCTAGTGGTATTCACGCATGGCACAATGACTACTACATCCGTCGTCTTCGCGTAGGCAAGAACGAGGCAATCTATAGTTACTTGTCCCTCTACCACCCAGATATGGTTGAGGATGAATACTTCAGACCACACGATACAGCAGTTATCTCTGTTCCACAGAAAGCCCCAGAGGGTGCGATTATGAGAACTGAAAGTGCCCTACAGTTGTTAAAGCGAGTAGCCAAGGTCAGCACAGAGTGGGTCAAGCCCGGAACAAGAAACGGGCAGAACACTCACAATGTATCAGCCACCATCTCTATCAAGGAAGCCGAGTGGGCTGATGTTGGAGAGTGGATGTGGGACAACCGAGATGTATACAACGGTCTATCCGTATTACCCTTCTCAGATCACTCCTACAAGCAAGCACCTTTTGAAGATTGTTCCAAGGAAACCTATGAAGCGCTGCTGGAAAGCCTAGAGGAGGTAGACTTGACCAAGGTGGTAGAGATAGACGACAACACAGACCTTTCAGGCGAGCTTGCTTGTGCCGGTGGTGCTTGTGAGATTACTTAAAAAAGTGCTTGACTTTTGCTGAGAAATGATTATAATATATAATGTAAAGACAACCAACGGAGGAAAGAATGTCTGACGATAAAACTAAACAAGAGTACATTGGAAACTTTATTCGTGCCCTCGCAGAGGTGGAGGCAGAGATGCTGCCTTACCAAGAGCACCGTAAAGATCTCAAAAAGAGCTACGTTCAAAACGGATGGCTTAGTAAGGAAGAACTCTCTTCTGCTATTCGCGCCTACCGTATGTTAAAGAACGACGAAGACATCGAACAGTTGCTTGATATGTACGAGAAAGTTTCCAAGGTTCCATACTAGGGGGTATTATGAATTTCAGACCACAAAATAGATATCTACTAGTTCAGACCCAAGCGCAGGAGGACGCCGATAATACCGGCGTTCTTTTGCCCGAGGGCTATAGTTTGCCCAAAGACAAGTATGTTATGGCTACGGTTCTGGACAGCGCAGAAGATTGTAAGAGAGAGGCTGTTTATGGCGGGGCTTTGTATCGACAAGGATCAAAGATTGTTATAGATGCATCAATGGTTGAGAACGTAAGCGTATCAGGGGAAACCTATGAAATTGTTTTGGAAAACTATGTTGTAGGTTTTATGCAAGATAACGATTAAAATAAGTTCTTTTAATCAAGGTAAAGACTAATTACAACCGTAACAAGGCACCCCGAGTGCCTTATTTTTTATAAGAGGTATTTATAATGAGATTTACGATTGTCGCTTTTACTTTGATTATGGCTGTAGCAGGACCAGTGTTTGCTGAACAGCCAAATGAAGCGGACTACATAACTTACAAGATTAAGATTGATAGAGATGAGAACTATGACCAGATGCTTGAGGACAACAAAGAGATCTTTGAACAACTTAAGAACCATAATCTCTTCTCTAACTGGACCAAGAAGGGAGAACAAATCCCAGAGAACGCTAGCGAAGTCTATAAAAAGCCGTCGTTTGATGATAGTATCGAAGCTAACAAAGAAGAGACTGACTACATCAAATGCGTAAGAGGCACCACTACCAAGTAGACAAACTAGTAATAGGTACAGACCTTGCTGCCCTAATCTACGCCTACCTAAACAACTACACGTTCATTTTTAAAGAGATAGTCCACCCCACTCCATTCGAGTTCCTGCCGCTGGACTTCCCTTTAAATCTGTTTAATCATGACAAAATAGAAATAGAGATGACCAGCCTTGATGGAGTGGTTAAGTTCGGCACACCAAAGATAGAGTTGTGGAACAGGCTTGTCTTTGTTATGTCCTCGGCTGGTCTCCTACCCTTTGGTCTCAAAGAGGTAACCGTTAGAGAAGAGGACGACTTGGTGGTGGTCAAAACCAAATCACGCAACTACTATTACGAAGCAGCCGAGGTCATAAAAATAAAGAATACCTTCCACAGATACACAGCGTTCGATTGGATAAACGTTAGGTCTTGCGGCGAGAACCACCTACAGTATGTGAGCACCGACGACAAGTTTGTATCAGAAGTATTCTTCTATCCTTCAGAACGACACGGAGCCAAACAGGGCGACAACGACATTGCAATAATCTCAAGCTTATCTGAAACACAACTACAACTATTTGATTATAGCGAGACGATGACTAGGATAAGGGTCAAGGTTTTGCTGCACGAGTTAGGCATCAAGGGACCAAGGAACGGCAAGAACCCAACCTACCCTAGGTCACCAGAGAGATACAAGTATGCGCCAATTAAACTAGAGCACGACCATAGGGAGATAAGAAGAACTAAAACCAACAACAGCGAACTAGACATAGTACAAGACTTCTTGCAGGAGCAAAAAGAACTGCCAGAGGATACTTACCTGTATAAGTTTAACAGGAGAGTTTCGCAGAGGAGCCTGTTGAGAAAATGATTAGAGAAGGAATAAGGGCTACAGGCTCTGGTGGGAAAGGCGGAGCACCCGCAGCACCAGTAACTAGCCAGAGGGTCACACCAGCAGACGGCTGTGCGACAACAGGAGATGAGAACAACAATGGCATCGAGGTGCGTGATGCATTAGGTGCCGATACTAACATACCCAGCGAAGCCAATTGCTATCAGAATATGAGTTCTGAACAGGTTTTGCAAATCGCTGGTAAATCTAAAATAGGTGGGATAAAGACAATGGACTTAGGTAGTTTAGTGGGGAACACACCCTTAATAAAACTTGGAGATAAGTTGTATGCGAAGTTTGAAACATACAATCCAAGTGGCAGCATCAAAGATAGAATAGGATATTATATTCTTTCCAAGGCAGAAGAGAGGGGAGACCTCAAGCCGGGAGATACAATCGTAGAAGCCACCAGCGGCAACACAGGCATCGCTGTATCTATGTTTGGCGCTCACAAAGGATACAAGGTCATCATTGTTATGCCTTGTAATATGAGCGAAGAGCGCAAGCAGATGATGCGTATGTTTGGCGCAGAGGTTATCGAGGTAGCGGAAGGGGATTTCGATAGAGCCATTGCAATGCGAGATCACATCTGTAAAGAGGACGGCTTTTTCAACTTCAACCAGTTTCACAACCCAGACAACATCACCTGTCACTACGAGACGACAGGCATCGAGATCCTAGACCAGACAAGAGGGCTGGAGATCTCTGCTTTTATCGACGGAACAGGCACGGGAGGAACCTTGATGGGCGTAACCGAAAGGCTCAAAGAACGCCACCCCAGAGTCCAGACAGTAGCAGTAGAGCCAGCAGAGTCGCCAGTTATGAGCGGTGGTGAGGCAGGGCTACACGGCATCCAAGGAATTGGAGACGGATCAAAGTTTTTAGTTGACTTAAAAAAAGTAGATGATATAATGGTAATCTCAACGGAGGATGCTAAGTCTAGAATGAAACAACTAATAGGAACAGGTTTATTGGTTGGTATAAGTTCTGGCGCAAATGTGTTGGCATCTGAAAGATGGATTGAACAAAACAATCCTGATGGTATTGTAGTCACAATACTGTGCGACAGAGGCGAACGTTACCTTTCATGCATGTAAAACATTTAGCTGGCATTGTTCCTGTAGCAGGGCAGCCACTTGATTTCAATTTCCCTTGGCACGATTGTCTACAGCCAATCGGACCAGACTATCTAGCAGTAGAGCGAGCAGTGTTGGAGTGTGCATATGCAGGCTGCGATACCATCTGGGTTGTATGTCACGACGATATGCAGCCACTCATTCGCCAACGGCTAGGCGAGTATGTTCAAGATCCAGTATACATCAACCGAACATTCGACACGGGAAATCTAACAGACAACCGCCGGCAGGTCCCAATCCACTACGTCCCAATCCACCCAAACGACAGAGAGCGCAGAGACTGTCTTGCTTGGAGTGTATTGTATGGAGCCAACACAGCCCACTACATAAGCAAGAACATTAGCAAGTGGGTCCTCCCTGATAAGTTCTACACTGCCTTTCCCTACGGCGTGTATGACTTCGAATTCCTGCGAGAACATAGAAAAGAAATCCTCAAAGACCAAGGCTTCTTCCTAAGTTGGAACGGCAAGACAGTCAAGGACGGCTTGTATCTTGGCTTCTGTTTCAATCCAGAGGAGTTCAAAGAATACAGGCGACACCTACGCGCCACATCCACAGGCGGCTACGAACCATCCGAGCCGGGAGAGTTCCCATCAGAGAAACTACCAATGGAAGAAAGATACTCAGCCCGTTATTTTTCTCTTGACAAAGTGTTTGGGATAGGAGATACTAGTGGAGCAAAGATAGTCAGTGTACCAGATTACTTTAACATAGACTCTTGGGAGGGGTTGAGGACTTACTTGGGATCTGAGCACAGGCTACACAAGAACAAAGTATTATTAGCAGGAAAGAAGTTTAATAGGATAGGAGAGGATATTGAAGAAGAGTAGCATACCATTCGTAGGATTACACGCCCACTCAGTAGCGGGTTCGCCCTTTGACGCACTAGGGTACCCACAGGATCATATGGATTACGCATATGAGAATGGCGGCGAAGCCCTAGCACTAACAGACCACGGCAATATGAATGGTATGGCTTACCAAGTTCTACACGCCAAGAAGATGAAAGCCGAGGGTAAGAACTTCAAACCTATCTTTGGTGTAGAGGCTTACTTCATCCCCAGTCTTGATGTCTGGAACGAGGAGCGAGACAGGGCTAAGACTGATAAGAAGAGAGCCAGCGAACTTAAAGACAGCACAACTATGTCTGTTGAGAATGAAGGCGAGACTAAAAGATCTAAAAGCATTCTAAACCAACGCTCACACCTTATCCTGCTAGCCCAGAACCAGACAGGGCTAAACAATATCTTCGCCATGATCTCCAAGTCCAACTCAGACAAATACTTCTTTCGGTATCCACGAGTAGACTACGAGGTATTGCGAGAGCATAGTGAAGGCGTCATCGCTGCTTCTGCTTGTATGGGCGGTGTGTATGCGGCTAACTTCTGGAAGCATTGGGACGGCGAGAAAGAGATTGTAACCGATCCGGAGGCTTGCACTGATGCATTTAGAGAGACTACTAAGAACATGGTAGACATCTTTGGTGACCGCTGGTACGGCGAACTTCAATGGCACACCGATAAGAAGCAGCACCTAATCAACAAACTAGTCATCCAGATGCACAAAGAGTTCGGCATCAAGTTGATCTCTACAGCAGACAGCCACTACCCAACACCCACTGCTTGGAAGGACCGTGAACTCTACAAGCGACTAGGGTTCCTAGGGAAAGGCAAGCCCTCTTGGTTGTCGGATGAACTACCAGAGAGCGTAGCGGAAGTCGGCTACGAACTCTACCCAAAGAACGGCGACCAGATGTGGGAAAGTTATAAACACTACTCAGAACTTGTAGGCGAGGACTATGATGATGATTTGGTTATGGATTCTATCACAGAGACGCACAACATAGCATTTAACCGCATCGAAGATTTTATGCCGGATAATGAGGTAAGACTGCCTTCTTTCGTTGTTCCCGATGGATACACGGCTGATGCCGCACTAGAGACAACTAGCCTAGAAAGTCTCAATAAACTTGGGCTCTTAACCAATCCTGAGTACAAGGCGAGACTAGAAGAAGAACTCTCTGTTATTTCTGACCGAGGGTTTAGTAAATACTTTCTTACAATGAAAGCCATCGCAGACACAGCAACGGAAAACCAACTGGCTGGTCCGGGTCGAGGGTCTGCTGCTGGTTCCCTTGTGGCTTATGCTCTAGGCATCACACAGGTAGATCCAATCAAGTACGGCCTACAGTTCGCTCGTTTCCTTCGTAAGGATGCGACAGACTATCCTGATATCGACTACGACGTTTCCAGCCCTATGGAACTCAAAGAGATCATGCAGGAGAAGTGGGGGCATACAACCGTTGTTCCTATCTCTAACTTTAATACTCTACAACTGAAATCGTTGGTCAAGGACATCTCAAAGTTATACGACATTCCATTCACAGAAGCCAACGCAGTCACATCTCGTATGGTTGCAGAGGCTACACCAAAGGCTAAGGCAAAGCATGGCATCAAGGCTGGTATGTACATTCCAACCTTTGAAGAGCTAATGGAATTCTCCGACAGCCTACAAGACTACCTCCAAAGGTATCCACACATCAAAGATCACATTAAGGTTATCTATGGTCAGGTCCGTAGCACAAGCAGACACGCAGGTGGAGTTGTGGTCGGGGAGAACCTAGACAAGCATATGCCTCTGATTAGAAGCGGAGGTGTAATCCAGACACCTTGGTCGGAAGGTCAGAACGTTAGACACTTAGAACCACTAGGTTTTATTAAGTTTGATGTGTTGGGGCTAGCCTCTTTGCGTATGATTGAGACAGCGGTGCGTCACATTCTTAAGCGACACCACAACAACCCTGACCCAACCTTTGATGATGTGAGGGCTTACTATGATGAGCATCTACACCCAGAAAAGATTGACCTATCAGACCAGAAGGTGTACAAGAACATCTTCCATAAAGGCAAGTGGGCTGGTATCTTTCAGTTCACAGAGAGCGGAGCGCAGAACTTCTGTAAGCAAGCCAAGCCCAAGAACATCATTGATATCTCCGCCATCACCAGTATCTATCGCCCCGGTCCTCTTGGAGCCAACGTAGATAAGAAGTATGTGAAAGCCAAGGAAAACCCACGAGGTATTGATTACATTAACAAATACGTAAAGGATGTGACCAAGGAAACTTATGGCTTCCTTATCTTCCAAGAACAGATCGCTTCATTGGCACACGAACTAGGAGAAGGGGTTAGTCTTGACGAGGGCAACCTGCTCCGTAAGTTGCTAACTAAAAAGGGAACTGGTAAAGGAGCGCAAGAGAAAGAGAAGATCCGCAAGAAGTTTGTTAGTGGTTGTCTCAACAAGAAGATGACCGAGGACCAAGCAGCAGAACTGTGGAATACCTTTGAGTATTTCTCTGGGTATGGTTTCAACAAGTCACACGCGGTGTCTTACTCTATCCTATCATTCCAGTGCGCTTGGTTGCTGAACTACTATCCAGCAGAATGGATGGCTGCTTTCCTCGACAAAGAGCCCGACAGTAAAAAAGAAAAGGCTATCGGCATTGCGAAGAGTATGAACTTTGGTATTGAGCCACTCAACATCAATACCTCTGGTAAAGTCTGGGAGATTAGCGACGATGGTAAGACACTCATCCAGCCCCTGACTTCTATCAAAGGGCTTGGTGGTTCAGCAATGGATCAAATCCTAATGCACCGACCATTCAATACGATTGAGGAGTTCTTGTTTCATAAAGAGGTTACATACTCAAAGCTAAACAAGAAAGCCCTCGACGTTCTTTGTAGGTCAGGTGCTCTAAAATCCTTACAGGACGACAGATTTACAGGGGCTAAACACTTCTGGTCTTGTGTTGCCGTAGATAGACCAAGGAAAGAGAGCGCATTGCTGGGGAACATCGAGACCTACGCAGATGAAGGCGACTTCTCAACAGAGGAAAGGATTCAATATCTAACCGACTTGACTGGTATGTTCCCTATCAACCTAGTGATGAAAGGCGATACACTAAGCCAACTGGTAGATAATGGTGTGCCTGCTATCTCTGAGTATGACCCTGACTTGAAGTTGGTGTGGTTTATTCCTCGCAAGGTCACAATTAAAAAGACCAAGAACGACAAGGCATACTATGTCTTGGAAGTCATCGACGACAACAATGTAATCACTACGATTAGGTGTTGGGGTGTGAAGTTAGAGAAGGACCACGTTCAACTCAATAGACCTTACATGGCTAAACTAGATTACAACGATCAATGGGGCTTCTCTACTCGATCTATGTATCACAACTTCAGAGTGCTATAGTGAATCCACACGAAAGATTTAGCGATTATACTGGCGACAAGTGCTGGCAAGGTTATATGAGGCTTCTCAATCTCTTGGATGACCTCAAGTCAGTTGGTCTAACGCATGAAGATGCGGAGAAACTACGAACAAGCGACTTCGTGTTTGGGTATGTTCCCAAGGAAGATAAGGAAGGTTGCCGGGAGATAAAGCAGTTTATTGAGCGACACGAGTGGCTTGGGAAACTAAGCCAAAGAAGCACTCATAGGTTTACGGCGAGGCTAAAATCAAACAACGCCTTGGCTGGTGTTGTGATAATGGCTACTCCAAATGCTTTCTCTAACCTCTTGGGCAAAGAGAATACCAACAGGGAGAAACTAATCTCTCGTGGTGCCTGTATCTCTTGGAGCCCAAAGAACTTAGGCTCTTGGTTGGTTATGTCCTCAGTCCGTT